TTTATTGAATTTTCCTAATTTCCAACTTTCTGGAGCTGTTATCCGAAAAGAAGCTTTTAAAGCAGTTGGTGGTTTGAAACCAGGTATTAAGTTACATTTTATATATGAATTTTTCCTTAGAATGAGTTATTATGATAAAAAAATCATGACCATTCCTAAGTTGGGTTATAAGAAAACTAATATGAGACCAGATTCATTATTCTTTAGTTATTATACTGAAGGTCCGGACAAAATCGATGTTATTGAAGCCAGATTTTGGTATAATGTCGCCAGGCGCGAATGTTATTTCAAAAATGACAGAGGCATAAAATTCGATAGAGAGACTGCAACAATTGTTTAATGGACGATAACCAAAAAAGAAAAAGAGGTAGAAAACCAGGTAAAGACCCTTATTTTGGTGAGAACGAAGAATCGGCGGTTAGAGAATTTTTAACCCTCGGTTCTTTAATAGAAGATAAAAATTCATCTGAAGGGTTTATTTGGACGGGTACAACCTCAGAAATGTATAAAAGAAATAGTATCTATAAGGACCATTTACAGGCTCCATTAGATAAGATGATAGAGAGTATTATTAGAAGATATAAACTATACTCTAAAAACATGTCTTTTGAGGATTTACATTCAGATACTTTATCATTTTTAATGATTAAATTCCATAAATTTAATCCCACAAAAAATAAAAAGTCATATTCTTATTACGGTACTATTTGTAAACACTATTTATTAGGTAAGTTAATAAAAGACGATAAAAAATTAAAAACTTTAATATCTTACGAAGATATTGCCCCAAGTATTGAAGAAAACGAAGAGTATTCTTATCGAATAGATGATAAAGAATCTGATATCTGGGAAGCAATTACAGTTATATCCGATTCAATTAAAAACGAATTAGAAACTCAGATATTAACTGAAAACGAAATTAAAATAGGTAGGGCATTAGTTTCAATATTAGAAAACTGGGAAAGTGTTTTTGAACACCAAACCTCAACTAATAAATACAATAAAAATTTAATATTGTATTACATGCGTGAAATGACTTCTTTAGAGACTAAAGATATAAGAACCGCAATGAAAAGATTTAAATCAATATATAGATTAGCAAAAAACGGTGATTTTTAAAAAACTCACCGTTTTGATATTTATAAATAAAAAAGATTATGGCAAGACCAAAGAAAAAAGAAATCAAATTAACTAGTGATAGTTTTTTAAGTTTAGCTCAAGAGGCGTATAACGAACTTGTAGAACAAAGAAGTACTTGTATTCGAACCATTAATGAAAATAAAAATAAAGTTATTGTTGAGGATGTTCACGATTTGGCAAACCTTAATAAAGCAAATACGGATTTATTAAAAATAGTTGATTCAACTATTGATAAAAAAATTACAATGGTAAAACTTTTTAGTCAGTTACTTTATAAATCAGGTAGTGATAAAGATAGTGCTTCAAACAATGAAATTACACCAGAAGATATGGCTTTATTAAGAGACATCTTTAAAGAGGATGTTAAAACAAGTTCATCTAATGATGATGAAAAAAAAGAATATAAAATTTAAAAATGGGTTTTATAGAATCTAAAAAAGATACAATAAATAATGTTGCGTTGTTAGAAGTTTTAGGGAATCTTCCAAAAGGAAGAAGCACTTCTTCATTGGGTTCCATTGATTCTAAGAGTAAAAATTTATTGCCTTTTTTATTAGATCTTTTAAGTGTTACTTGTAAAGACAACACAAAATCCGTTAAAAATAAATCAAGATGTGAGGCAACAAGAATTTTAACCAATATATTGAGTGAATTCTTCCCTACTTTAATGCGTATCCTAAAAGAAGGTATTATAAAGGCCATTAAAGCTGGATTAGCTTGTAGTTTAGATTTTACAACACCCCAAGGTAATATTGCTATAAAAGTAAAATTATCAGAAATTGATTTTAATGGTTTGTTAAAAATAAACCCCACAAACGGATTAGGTTCCACTTTTTACGGTAAAAACGCAAGTACGGACCTTAATTGGTTTCTAAACGATTTAATACAAGGTAACAACACTTCATCTTGGAACGGTCTTATAAATTTTTCTTATGACAGTAATCTTGAGGAATTAACTATGTCTTTGGATTCAGGTGCACAAAATAAAAATTTCGACCAATTTTTAACCGATTATTTAAATAACACAGAATTGTTTACGACTGAACAATTTTTAAGTAAAGTAGTTAACGGTTTAACTGGGTCTTTAGATGCGGCACTAAAATCCACAAGTTTAGATTCTATAATTGCACAGGAAAAAACAAATGCAGTACAAAAAAATATAAACAATAGTGATCCATGTAAAGAAGAGTATCAGTATGAGGATAATTATTTTACCTTTACAAATGATGAACTTTTCAATATTGAAAAAGCTGCAAATGAAAAATATTTAGGTGTTACTTTATTAGATTTAGGTTGTGGTTTAGTAGAATCAAGAATAGATCCAACCGCATTTGAATCCATATTTAAGGAAATTAAAGAAACACCTAGTAATAAAAGTAATTTAGTGATTGAAAAAAGTATTGCGGCAATAAACAACAATTTAACTAATAATGTTTCAGATGTTGATAAAAAAGTTTCTCAGGTTACATTAAACACGAAAATGATAGAATTAATACCAACAGTATTAACAAACATCATTTTTGAACCAAAGATAGTTCTTTTATATTTAATGTCATCAAAAATAGTTAACGGTCCTTTAACCGGTAGTAGTCCAAATATTAAAGCAACAAACAGTTTCGATTACTCAAAAGCGAGTAAAGTTTTTTTTGAGTTTATAACCAGAGAAAGTTTGGCTGCTTTATTAGAGATTATGTTTAAACAAGTTAAAGATGAAATACTAAAATTAGTTGCTGAAACATCGGCAAGAATTATTAAAGAACAAGTAAGTTTAAAATCAAAAGCAATATCAAGTGTTTTAACCGCGGGTGTCAATAGTGGATTGATAGCTTTAGGAAGTGCAATAAAAACACCTAACACATCTGAATTTACTTAAAAAATAAATATGGCAAAATGTAAAGACTCTGGTGTTAATCAAAACGGTGATTGTATACCTAATTTTAAAAACCCAAATTCTATTTTAAACAGTATTTTATGTTTATTTAAAATACCAACTAAAATAGGTATTGGTTCGATGCCTAAACCAATAATATTGGCCTCAAAATCTAGATGTGCCGGTGGTGGTTTAAATTCGTCAAAAATCGCGTCGAAAATTATTCAAAGACAATCTGAAGCAGGAATACCCGTTGGTCCGTTACCTTCAGGTGAAATTAGTCCAGATGAAATTATGGAAAGAATTAGAGTTGAAGAAATTATATCGGCAATAACAACCGAAATGGTTTTGGATGTCGCAATACAACCAGGTTCAAACGTGAACTCAACTGTTGCGTCACCTGTTGGTCCATTACCAGCAACTGGTGTGGTAACAACAGTTGCCAAAGGACAAGCTATAGTAAATCCTTGTGTTTAAAATGGAAAATATAAAAAATAAATCAAACACAGAATTAGCTAAAATCCAAAAAGATTTAGCAGACGAATATGAACTTATTAGAACTCAATTACTTAAAAAATACGATTATTGGTTAAGTATTGAAAAAAAATACAATGAAGTTGTGTTAGAATTAAATAACAGATTTGGTATAAATAATAAATAGAATGTTAGATAGATCAAGACTTTTTAACTCAAACCAAACTTTTGGGTATAAAAATATTATTTGGGATTACGCGGAAGTTGTTGATATTAACGACCCGTATGATGCTGGTAGAATTAAAGTTAGAATTCCCGTTATTGATAACGTTGATACCGCTCCACAAAATCAATTACTACCTTTTGAAGAAGGTGGTCTACCATGGTGTGAACCTCTTTTACCTAAATATTTAAATGTTGTTCCAGAACTTGGTCAGTTGGTTAAAATAATTGTTTTTAACACTAACGACAAAAAAATGAGGAGACAGTATGTCGGCCCAGTTATTGGCCAACAAACACCTCAAGATTTATTAAATTCAACTTATGACACTGCAAAAATAAAAGTAGAATCCAGCGGTTATGTTGGTAAATGGTCTAGTAACCCAGAGGCATCTGATGGTGATTGGAAGATATACCCTGATAAAACTGATATCGCTTTTTTAGGTAAAAAAAATAGTGATATAATTTTACGTAATAAAGGTTTTTTTGATGAAATTCAATTAAGAGCCGGTAAAATAAACCCAAATACTTTAAATTCAACTTTAAATAACTCTTTTAAAGAATCACCAGTTGTTTTAAACACAACCAACCCTGGTTATATTACAATAAATTTTACAGAAGCATCAGCTTTACCACAAGAAAGTGTTAATAATATATTTACAACATTAAACATACAAAAAGACAGATCACACGTAAATATTGTTGCGGATCATATAAATTTTATTAGTCATTTGAGTTCTGGTACAGAAGATAAGATACTACAAGGTCAAAACATAAGGCAACAAATAAATCTTGAAACAACAAAATTACACCCTGTTGTTTATGGTGATGTTTTATGGGATTTTATGTCTTTAATGCGAAACTATGTTGAAGGACATATCCATAAAGGTTCCAGAAGGGAACCAGATGGTGACCGTAATAAAAATGATTTAATTAATTGGTTTAACAAAAACATGGGTGTCGCATCTTCAAAACCCACACCTGACGGTAATGGTTCTTATGTTGAAATAAATGATTGTAATTTTTTAAGTAAGGGTGTGAAAACTAATTAAATCTTAGCATATTTATAGTAAAAAGATTTAATGGGTAAAAAATTAACATCAGAAGAATTTATTAGCATATGTAAAAGTAAGCATGGTGATAAATATGACTATTCCGTAATGGAATATAAAAATTCTTCAAATAAAATTAAAATTATCTGCCCCAAACACGGTGTTTTTGAGCAACTAGCTTCTAATCATAGACAAGGTAAAGGATGTTTAACATGTGGGGTGATATCTAGAAAACAAAAACAATCATCTACAACAATTAAATTTATAAATAAAGCTAACAAAACACATGGTTATAAGTACGATTATTCATTAGTTAAGTATAAAAATAACTCAACCAAGGTTAACATTATTTGTTCCGAACATGGTGTTTTTAACGTTACACCGAATAGTCATATTTCAAAAAGAAGTGGTTGTATGGCTTGTTATATAAACAAAATGCGATTGGGTTTAGATGAGTTTGTTAGATTGTCATCGTTAGTTCACGATAATAAGTACCAATATCATTTAGTTAATTATTTAAACTCACGCACTAAAGTCAAAATTATCTGCCCTAAACATGGTGAGTTCGCACAAAGTCCACATAGTCACTTAAAAGGGCACGGATGTTCTAGTTGTAACACTTCAAAAGGCGAATTAATAATCAAAAAATTTTTAGATGAAAATGGTGTTAAATATATCAGACAGTATAAATTTTCTGATTGTAAAAATAAAAAACCATTATCTTTTGATTTTTTTTTACCACATTTTAATACATGTGTTGAATATGATGGTATACAACATTTTAAACCATATGGTTGGGATAAAAGTGGTAGTCGTTTTAAATCTACACAAAAAAATGATGGCATAAAAAACGAATACTGCCTAAAAAATGGCATAAAATTGGTTCGAATAAAATATAATGATAAAATTAATTTAAAAAATATCCTAGAATGATTTATAGAACATATTTTACGAAAGACAATACAATAGTTAGAAATTCCTACGTTAATACGGGTAAAAACCCTATTGTAGAATTATTTCACGGTGGTTCTTTAAATGCTGACCGAGTAACCTATTCCAGGTATATATTCAGTTTTGATTTTACAGAAATTCTCCAGAGGTTGAATACTAAACAAACAACTTTGGATAAACTAACACATACTTTAAAAATCACAAACACTTCTACTTTTGATGAAGAACAATTTTGTAAAAGTGTTAACTCTTGCATTGGTGATGTTAAAAGATCAACTTGTTTTGATTTGATTCTTTTTGAAGTTCCTGAAGCTTGGGCAGAAGGTGATGGATATGATTATACTGATGTTAAAATAAGTTGTAGTGATAGTGATAGAACTTATTGTGAAGGGCCCTCAAATTGGTTTCAAAGAAACAATTTAATCAACTGCTGGTCGGTTCCTGGTATTTATGATGACCCGACAAATTGGTGTTCAGGAAGTACATCTGGGGCAACTTCTGGTGGTACAACTTGTTCTGGCGGCACTAATTTAATTGTTGCAACCCAACATTTTGATTATGGTGATGAAAATGTTAATATTGACATCACTTCTTATATAAATGGTTTAATAACAAGTGGTTATACCGGATTAACCTATGGTTTAGGATTAGCCTATGCAAATGCACTGGAGATTGCTCCGTTAGAAGACGCAGAATATGTTGGTTTTTTTAGTCGACAAACAAATACGGTTTATGAGCCCTTTTTAGAGACTAAATGGGATGACACCGTAAAAGACGACAGAGACAACTTTTATTTAAATAAAGACAACAACATATGTCTTTATGTTAATGCGGGTGGGCAAGCAACTAATGCAACTTTTTCGGGGGTTACAATCTACGACCAACTAGGTAATATCTTTAAACAGATACCACCTTCTGGTATTACACAAGTAACAACAGGTGTTTACTGTGTTAATTTTGCGGTTGATGATAACCCTACTTCTGGTTATTGTGGCAATATTCAATTTAATGATACATGGCAAGATGTTACTATTGGTAATAAAAATTTAGGTGATATTGAACTTAGTTTTATTGTTTTAGAGGCCGATGATTATTATAGAATCGGTTCGAGTAATAGTGCGGGAGCAAACGGTTTAGGTGTCGGTAAAGCAACTAATCTTTCTATATATGAGTATGATGTTAACATTAGGGGAATTAAGTTTAAAGAAAAAATTAAACGAGGTGATACTAGAAGAGTTAATGTTGATATTCGTATACCGTATACATATGATTCTACAGTTGCTTTAGACAAAGTATACTATCGTATGTATGTTTTAGAAAATGCAAATATACAAGTAGAATATATTGATTGGCAAGAGGTTAGTAGAACACCTGACGGTAATTTCTTTATTGTAGATACCTCTTGGTTTATACCGAATGATTATTTTATTGAAATAAAAATAGAATCAGGAAATGAGGTTAGAACATTTCCACAAACAATCCCATTTACAATCGTTTCAGAAAAAAACGTATGAAAAACTTAATTAAAAAAATATTAAAAGAAAATTTTGACCCTGAAAACTTTGATTGGATCAAAAATGTTAGACAATTTACCCCTGCTGAAGAATTTTTATTTGACTTAATGTCAAATTTAAAAATGGTAGAATCAGAAAAATTAAGGGATTGGGTGTTGTACAAGGATAAAAACGGTAAAATTTTAATGGCAGATAATATTAATGCCGGTACTGGATATCCTACTTTACTTGTTGATTATAACCAGATTTGGGAAAAATTAAAGGATTATGGTTTAAATCCGGAAGAAGTTGAGACTTTATGTGTACGTATGCTGGAGGCGACCCATAGACGAAAGGCATCGACAGCTAGCCACTTTGTTCGGTAACAAAAAAGTAAGCTGGAGGCGACCCATAGACGAAAGGCATCGACAGCGAGTTACAGTGCTTTTAGAGTCGAATATGGGTGGGAATAACTCATAAACGAAAGGTATTAAATTAAAAATCCCGACAAAATCGGGATTTTTAATTTATTTTTTTTATGCGTAAAATTTTCCTCTTTTCATTGCATCGTCTTTTCTTTTCATGTAATCCATTTTCTTCTTTTTCATATGGTCAGATTGTTGTGTAACATTTTTTTGTTGTACGAATTTAGCGATTTTTTCTTTGGAATCTAAAAGTTTATTTTGAAGTGCTAAAAATTGTCTTCTCATACCGTCGATTTCTTTCGCAAAACCATCATTACCAGTAACCTGTTGACATAAGGTACCAAATTTTTGACCAGCCCCACTAACCATCTGTATTACATCCTCAACAGAAGATAATTCACCGTTATTTGTTTGTAATAACTCAATTCTTTTTTCTTCTTTTGGGTTTGAAGACGCCATTTCATCTTCTTCACGAATGATTTTTTTCACCAAGTTTTCAATATCATTTTCGTTTAATCTAACTACATTTCTCATATTAATATTTTTTATATAAATATCACCAAAAAAATAAAAGTAAAAAAAATTGATATTTTAAAATAAAAATTATATTTTTGTGTTATAAAATTTAAACAAATGGCGAAGAAAAAAGACCTAGTAAATCAGAACCCCAAATTTATTATCAATTTAGTTGATATATTAGCCGAAAACGACCCAACAAACACCAATAAATATTTACCGTTTATGCTTAAACAAGCGGAAACCTGGGTGGATTGGTTACAAAATGAATTAAAGTCGAACACATTTAAAGAAATGTTTGAAACCATCAAAGATTTTGAAGATATGTCCTCAAAAAATTTATTAAGTAATAAAGACATATATTCATATGGTAGTAATCAAGAAATTGTTGACGCAATTAAAGAAGCTAAAGAAAAAATAACCAAAGGTCAGGTAAAAAAGAATGAAACTATTGTTCTCTACGAAGACGACCGTTATTTGGTATTACAACCGTTAACCAGTAGAAGTTCTAACGTTTATGGGAAATCCACCAAATGGTGTGTTTCATCCGAACAAAATGATTTTAAAAAATATTTTAATCAATATATAGAAAGTGGATCTCTTATATTTTTCATTGATAAATCCGTTAAAGAAGAACAAATTAGAGATACCCCATTATCAAAAATAGCATTTCACCGTGATAAAGAAAAAGGTTTAACTGTTTGGAATACAAAAGACGTACAGTTGGATTCTGGAACCGTATTTGAATTATCTGAAACAATTCCATCAGAAGTTTTAGGGGTTATTATGAAAACATCAAAAGGAAAAACCAATAGAGAACTAGCAGAAGAAAAAGGCATTAAAAAAGAAACTTTTTAAGAAAAATATAAAATGGAATTTAAAACACTAAAAGAACAATATCGTGATTTGGTTACTGATAAAATTTCAATCAGTAAGGAAGATTTGACCGAAACTGAGGAAACAATTATTGATATCGGTTATAATTTATTGGTTGAAAAATTGGATGATATTAAAATATTGAAAGATGAACTTCGTAGAGTTTCTATCGATTTGGCAAATATGAAAGCTTTTAATAGTGACTTCAAAATAAATTATAATGATGGTGGTGATGCTGACGAACTGGATGAAGATTGTGACTAAACAATTTGGTTTAAAAACTCCCTAATGGAACGACGAAGAACGCCTTTTTCTATACCAGGGAATTCTTCTTGCAAAATAAGATATAATTTATTAGTTAAAAGACTTTTATTTCTATCAATAAAATAAGGTTTTTCATCTACTATAATAAAAAGTTTATCTTCATATAAATCAGGGATTGTTAAACGTTCTATAGGGTAGTTTTCTTCTAAATAAGAAACAATAGAATCTTCAGTTCGAAAAATATCTTGGGGTATCCAATCAAACTCTTCTTCTTTATCTTCATTCAAAGAAGGGCGGTCAATTAATTTAAATTGACAATTCCTGCCAAATTCATTTTCAGTCGATAAATAAATACCACCAGTATTTTTAGTGGTGTTTCTTTTTAGTAAAGCCTCAAAATGTTTTTTTTCACTAAAAATATCTTCAGGTTTAAACCCTGCGTGTACAACAATAAATTCCTCTTGTATAGCACAAGTTGGGATTACGATATCACCTATTCTTAAATTTTCTATTTTTAAAATTATATCTCGGTCTATGATTTCTTTTGCCCAATCAAATTCTTCCTTTAATATTTTTTTAATTAAGTTTTTCATGTTTTATATAAATATCTAAGTAAATACCTTTCGTTTATGGGTCGCCTCCAGCGTTTATTCACTCGCCAATTATAAATCATCAGTTGTCAATACCTTTCGTTTATGGGTCATCTCCAGCAACCCAGATGCAAAAATTGTAGTTTCTCCTGTTATCAATACCTTTCGTTTATGGGTCATCTCCAGCATACGCATGCATAAAGCCCCGATTTCTTCCCATTTTAAACCATAACCTCTTAATTTTACCCAGATTCTGTCATAATCAACATATAAACCAGGGTTTTCGGTACCGGTATTAATATTATCTGCCATTAAAATTCTCCCATTTTCATCCTTGTATGACACCCAATTTATCCATTTTTTTGATTCTACAATTGTTAAACTGGACATTAAATCATATAAAAATTCTTCAGCAGGGGTAATTTGTTTAATATCATTAATCCAATCAAATTCTTCCTTTAATATTTTTTTAATTAAATTTTTCATGTTTTATATAAATATCTTTAAAAATTAATTTCGTATTTAAATAAACCACAATCCCATATTCTATCGTAACCTAATGTTTTAACCATTTCCCATTCGGTTAATTTATCATCAAAACCGTATTTTTTTATCATATTTTTTTTACTTAACCTAAATTTATGGAATCTGTCATTAACATTTGTTCTTTTAAAATAAAAATAACTTTGTTTTGAGTTACCCACAAATGTAAACCCCATTTTGGTATATAAATTATTGTCAGCGGATAACGTCCACCTTCTGTCAGCAAAACTTATAATTTTTTTAGGCAAATATTCTTTTATGAATGTTTTTAATATCTTACTACCTAAACCGTTAATTCTATATTTATTGTTTGTCGCAAACCTATTTAAAACAAAAATATTTTTATCATTTTTTGCGTTATTCATACCTCTATTGTTTGAAAAAGTCATAACCCCAACTAAAATATCATCATAAAATGCGCCATAATTTATAGGTGATAAATCTTCAGATTGTATATGAAATTCATTTAAAAAATCACATTTTTCGTTAAAAGATATTTTTTTTATAACACAATTTCTAGCACCAATATTGATTGTATTAGATTTTTTTAAAATATGTTTAATTTTTTCTTTAACTATATTTTTATTATTTATCCATTCGTCAGAAAATATATGGATTAAATTATATCCAGCAAAATTCATTAATAAAGTTTTATTTAAATGATAGTTTAAATCTTTACTACCAAAATCTTCGGAATGCCATAAAATACCGTTATATTCAATACCTATTTTTAGTTCAGGTATTAAGATATCGATTTCCATACCTTTTAATAGTTTCCTATCATTTGTTATGACTTCCACCCCTAAACTTTTAATAAAATCAACAACTTCTGTTTCTTCTTTAGATTTATTATTAAAAATTTTAGTTTGATTGAATAATTTAGTTGACTCACTTAAAAAATTAGATACTGTTTTAGAAACAATTTTAGGGTTACCATATAGTTCATTATATTTTTTCATTGTAATATTATGTTTATTTTTTAAATGTGTGTTAGTTATTACACTAAATTTTTCATTACATATTTCACAAACTACATAATTATATTCATCAGTTAAATGTGATAATTTTTTAACATATTTAGAATATGTAGGATGATATATTATATCTTCAGGAAACTCAGTTAAATAATCATTTAAATTTTTATTGTGTTCTTTTTTTAAATGGTTTTGATAATAACCACTTTTATTTTTAATATCCAAAGTTTCCCAATCACAATAACGACACTTTCTGGTAGCCTTATGTTTAATATCTACCTCAACCAAATCAAAAAATAATTCATGCCAATAATTACCAGTTGTTTTAAATGCCATATTTCTTTTATATTGTGACGGTATTATAACATCACTAAAAGTATCTTTAATATATGTTGTTAATACTCCGGATTTATTAGCATAATCATTAAAAACTTTACCGGTTAATTTACAAATAGCTATTATTTTTTTATTATTTTCTATTAACACAGAATCTAATCTTTTTTGATTTACTATTTTTTCTTGGTACTTTATTTGGCCACCTTTTTTATTAATTAAAACATTATTTTTTTTTAAAATATCACTTATTTTTTTATGACCTACTTTAAATATTTTAGCTAATTTATGTGTGCTAGACACCTCACCTGAAGTATACAAGTGTACAATGTCTTTAATTTGTTTATTTGATAATAAAATTTTCATTTGGATTAAAAATAAATGGGTTATATAGGATAAATATAACAATAAAGGATTAAAAATAAATGGATTAAAATAATTTTATGGATTAAAAATAAATGGGTTAAAAATTGTCATTAACTGGTGAATATAGGGCACAAAAAAAGGGGGTAAAACCCCCTTTTTTATAGATTAAATTAAGTATTTCTACTATTAACGTAATTCTCTAACATCAAATGTACGTAAACCGTCTACACGAATATGGCCATAAAATCTGTTGTTCACGAACTTTTTAGCATATCTCGTCATTATACCTTTTACGGGTACGAAGTTAAACGGGTTATACATTGTTGG